GTGCAGGGCCTCGTCCCGCTCCTTCACGGCCTTTTCCAGCTCCCGGGAAGTCATGTCGATGACGGACTTCTCCTCACCGTCCACGATGTGGTTTTCTGACAGAAATTTCTGACGTTCCTCCGGCGGTAAAGCCAGCAGCGCCAAGGCTTTGGTGGCGCCCAAATCCGACAGCGCCGTCGGATTTGCCCACTCCTGGGCCAGTTTCATAAACCGTTGTGCCTGACGTTCGGAAAACTCCACCTGCTCCGTCAGCCAGGGAAGCCATTCCCCATGCGGAAGTATGGCCTTGGCCTCCAGCAGCCTCTGACCGATGCCGAGAATGGCGTTGCCAGCATCATTTTTCAGCTGCAGGATCTCGCTGGTGATGGCCTCGATATTCCGCTCACTGGCAGGGGCCTGCGCTGCCTGGGCAAATCGAGAGATGTCAAACATACTCACACCTCCCCCATGAACTCACGGACCCACCGGCGGAAATCCACACCGGCGGAACTGCGGGGGCTGTAAATGGTCAGTGGGCTCCCAACCACGGTGCTCTCCGGAACCTTCTCACTTTTCCGAATGACCTGCCGGTAAACCGGGAACCCCATGTCCCGCAGTTGCTGCTCCACCTCGCTGACAAACTCCGTGGCCCGCCAGCGGTTGATCAGCACGGAGGCCTTGGGCACCCGCAAACCGCTCCGCTCCAGCAACGCCAACTGCTGCCGCATGGTCACCACGCCGGAGACCGAAAAGCCATCCAGCTCCATGGGGATGACCACCTCGTCGCTGGCCAGCAGCGCCGCCAGACTGGCCGCCGTGAAACCCGGTGGGCAGTCAAAGATCACGTAGTCCGCCCCGGCGTCCTCCCGGACACAGCTCACAAAGTCGGATACCCGGCTGGTCTTGGCCTGGTCCTGGCCCTCCATGACGGCCTCCAGGTCCTCCGTGTACAACTCCGGGCTCCCGGGGATCAGCCACAGGTCCTTGTTCACCGGCAGGAGGTTGTCGCTCCACAGCGCCTCCCCGTCTCCCTCCAGCAGGGACACCATAGTGTATGCCGTCTCCGGGTCCAGCTCCGGGAAAAAGAATTTTGACAAGTTCATCTGCCCGTCGCAGTCCGCCAGGACTACCCGCTGGCGGTAGTCCCGCACCAGGATGTCCGCCAGGTTGATGGCGGTGACGGTCTTGCCGACGCCGCCCTTGTTGTTCATAATCGCAATCGTTCTCACTCAAAACAGCTCCTTTTCGTTTGGTAAATACGGTGCGGACCGGTCCACAATGCCTGTGATCCGCCTTGTGTATGGGTAAAACGTCTCCCGCCAGGGAATGCCCAGGTCGCTCCGGAACTCCACCACGTAAAATCGGCCTTCGGGGTGTATGTAGATCACCTGGGCTTGGCGGGGCTGGTCATTGGCCCCCATGTACTCCGTGTAAAAATTGGGCTTGATGGTCAGGATGTCTCCGATCTTCAACTGGATCCTCCCTTCCCCCAGGGGGTGTCCTGGAAGCTGCCTCCGTCCGCCCAGAAGCTCACCTGCCGGGGCGGCTGCCTCTCCCGCTTGGGCTTCTCCGCCGGTGGTGCCGGAGTCTCCGGCGCGATCCGGGAGAAGGTCTGAAGGTCCCCGTCAAAGCGGAAGTTCACCCAGTCCATGGCCTCGCCCTCCTTATTTTTGGCGATCCGCAGAATCCGGTTGGACTGCTTGTCATCGTAGTCCTCCCGGTACAGGAACAGCACCACGTCGGCGTCCTGCTCGATCTGTCCGGAGGACCGCAGGTCGCTCAACGCCGGCGGGCGGATTTTCTTAGTCTTGGCGTCCCGGTCCGGCCGGGACAGCTGGCTCAGGGCCACCACCGTAGTCCCGGTGATCCGCCCAAACTGCTGCAAGCTGCTGGAGATGGCGGAGACCCGCTCAAAATCGGACTGCCGGGTGCCTCTGGGCGCAGCAATCTTTTGCAGATAGTCCACGAATACCACATCGTACCGGTGGGCCTGGCTGTACGCCTGGATGTCCAGCACCGTCATGCCGGCGGCGTCGATCAGCGTCAGCTGGGGAGCTGTCAGTTGGGGCCGCAGCTCCAGCAGGTCCCGGTAGTCCTCCTCCGTCAGCTGGTTGCGCTTGATCTTGGTGTAGCTCAGCATGGCCGCCCGGCTCACTGTCCGGTCAAACAGCTTGTCCCGGGTGGACTCGTAGCTGAAGAACCCTACCCGGTGATTTCTGCCGATGCCGAAGGCAAACTGCAGCGCCAGAGCCGTCTTGCCGTCGGACGGGTACCCGCCCAGCACCACCATGTCCCCGGGTTCCGCAAAGATCCGCTCGTCTAGGACGGGCACGCCCCAGCTGAGATACTGCGGTTTCTCCTCGCCGTTGTGCCGGTCAAAGAATCGCTCTAAGCCCTCCGCCATGTCCATGGCCTGGACATGGGGGCGGCTTACCTGCTGGGCCCGCATCTGGTCCAGCAGTGCCTGAGCGTCCTCCAGCCGGTCGGCTTCCGCCAGCTGGGTGCCAAGGGTCCGCAGGTTGGACAACGTGACCGAAGCCCGCAGTGCGTCCACGTAGTCATCCACATGGGCCGCCGTGGTCGTGACATCCATCAGGCCCTGCAGAATCGAGGTCCATGGGCTGTCCACGCCGCCGCCCAGAGTCTCCCGGACCAGAATCGGGTCAATGGCCTGTCCGGCCCGGAACCGGGCCTGGATGGCCTGGAATATCAGCCGGTACTTCTTCTCCGCAAAGTCCGCGTCCCGCACCCGGCTCAGCACCTCCGGCACGGTATCCGGGTCGATCAGCATGGAGCCCAGCACGCCCACCTGAGCGTCTAGCAGCCGCTGGGAGAGAATGGCATCCTGCTTGATCTCGCTCACAGGCACCGCCCCCTTCTGGCATCATCCGGTGGGGTAGGACGCTCCGGCTCTGCTGGAAACAGTTCGTCTTCCCACCGGCGGCCGTTGATCCACGTGGTGGGGTCCGGTATGTATTGACCGCCATCCCGCTGCCAACGGTCACTGCACTTCTGACGCTCCAAAGCAGCCAGGATGACAGACGCCAATGCGGCATCTGGCCGCAGCTTCTGCCATAGTTCCCGCGCCTTTTTCTTTTTGACCTTCTTGGGGTACTTGTCCCAAAAGAGGTCAAATGACCTCATAAGGTCAGGGTCATCCCCCTTTGGGGGACTATAGGGGGTATTATTATAATTACTTATAGATGTGGAACCGCAAGTTTCTGCGGGTACCCCCCTCAAATTTCTGCGGGTACCCTCCCCGGGGTACCCGCAGTTTTTTGCGGGTACCTCCTGGACCTCTGGAGGGGCCAGTTTCCGGCCGCAGAAGATCCTGCGCTCCGTGCCGCCAGCGCCTTCCCGGCGGGGCCGGGTGACCACCCGAATCTGCCCCACATCCTCCAGGGCTTTGAGTAGGTTACGGACAGTTGTCTCACTGCATCCCAACAGGTCCATGAAATCCTGGTTGCTGGCATCGCACCAGCCATCCGGCCCAGAGAGCCGGTATATCTCTCCAAAGAGCAGCTTGCCGGTGGCTGGTACCGCATCCTCATACAATAAATCCACCCAAATGATGGCGAACTGCCCGCCCTTTTTGGGGTGCCTCCGCATAACCACCCTCCTCTCAGATGGTGTCCTCCGGCAGCCGGAGCCACCGGAGGTCATAGTGTTTCTCCAGATTGGCAGGAGACAACACATTTCCATTGCTTTTTATCCAAGTGCATCCCGCCTCTGTCTGGAGGCGGCTGACAAGATACCGCTCAGTCCCCCAGGTGGATTTCGGGATCATGTGCAGCACGATCAGTTCCCCGTCATGGGGGCCGCAGGTCTTTCGCTGACGCAGATCCAGCGTTTTCCATGCGGTCATCCTCGCCGCCTCCCTTCAATCCGATCCACCAGCCGGAACAGTCCGCTGGTGGCCGTACAAATGCCGATCAGCACAAAACCCCAGGCAATCACGGAAAGGGCACCTCCTTCCCGGTTAAATTGGGGCTTGCATTTTGAGCTGATTGTGTTACAATAGTCTTGCAATCGTTCTCGGACGCAAGTCCCTGAACCGAACGCCTTGAGGTTGCCGCCTCGGGGCGTTCTTTTTTTATGGCGGAATCAGGTGAGCAGAAGATTTCCAGCTCCAGGCTCGATTGAATGATGCTCCGCAGTATCTTGACAATCGCGTCGAACTCCGGCTGCTCGGTGTCATCGACCCGCCCGTCTTCGGCAATGGCCATCAGGCGTTCCAGGCAGGCCCCTTGGGAGAAACTGCGCATCCGGTTGTAGATCCGGATGGCCACCTCCGGGATGCTCCGTGGTTCCAGCTGTGGGATCACACGCGATATGAGAGCGTTTGTCTCGTGCAGGTGTTGGTAGGCGAGCTGGGGAGCGCCGAAACAAACAACCATCCGCTCCACGACATCAGCGGGCGGGGTTCGCTGGTAGGTCTCGTATGCTCTCACGCTTTCGATTGAGATATTGAGCTGTTCGGCGGCTGCTTCCTGCGTGTAACCAGCCGCCCGGCGAGCAATTTTGTAAATATTGCTGTAGTCCTCCGGCATGGTGTTTTCCTCCTTTTCGCGGTATGATTTAGCTGACTTGGGGAGTCGAAGACTCCAGGAACTGAATCAGCTCCTGCTTGAGAATGCGGATTTGTGTGCCAATCCGCAGGCTCTTGATGCGGCCACAGCGGACCAGCTCGTACACGGTGCCCTTGCCGACGCCCAGGATGGGAGCCAGCTCCTCCACGGTCATAATCAGGGGCAGATCGTCAAACGACGTGAGTTGTTTTTTCTCCATGTGCAAGACCTCCTTTCTAGGCGCTGGTTTTTCGTCCGGCAACCTCGTCCAGGGAGACGCCGAAGATCTCCGCCAGCTGGATCAGGTTGTCGTAAGTGGGATTGGCGCGGCCCCGCTCCCATTTGGTGATCGAGGGCGTGGTGAGCCGCATCTTGGCGGCAAGTTCCGCCTGGGTCATACC